GCGACTACGGCCCGGCTTGGTTGGTTCAGAAATGAGCTTACATTCCCTAGGAAGGTGCATTGCTCCTCTCGAAAGAGAGAGACAGCTATCCTTTTCACATCAATATAGCCGCAAAGTATATCGTTTCCGACAAGACTAGAGCAGCCCTCAACTTGAGAGTCACACAATCTCTACTTTGACGTGAGTGAATAAATCACACCCATCAATAAAACAGAATGAAAATAAACAATATGAAACAGCAATTACGCTGGTTCATTCGCTATTTCCCCTCTGAACGAAGAGATAAGTACGAACGTTGCATCGAGCACTGGTTTGGGTATTTGACAACCCAAATTCAATGCGTAGGACCCGTTACCGCGATTGCGATGGCGAAAGCCATTCGTAACCACGTTACTAGGTACCTATCCGGTGCACCGTTGCACAAATCGGTTCACCCAATGGTGGGTCTTAACAAATCCGGAGTGCCAAAAGCACTTGGGATCTGCCAAGATCTACTAAAGGGCGATCACCACGATCTGCGCTTTCTTATGACACTTTTAGTAGTGTCACGAGAAATTCCTGCGTGGAAACCGGTGGATTATAGTTCCATAGTACAATCACCAAAAGTGACAGTACAGGTGGAGCTTATCCAATCGATTTCACGCTGGGCAGCAGACTTGGGGTGCAACATTCCAACCGAGTTTGAGGCATATCACGTAACAGCCAAAACGGGACCTAACGGTCTCGCCATGGATACTAGCTTGATAGACCTCTCACTCCTACCAGACTCAGGAATAGCTAAATGCATAACAACTTTGGGAGGAATTCCTCTTAAGGATGCTATGAATGAAGTATTCGGAGTCATGGAAGAAGTCCCTATTAAACCGCTAGGTAAAGTCAAAGAGCTAACCACTCTAAGACGCCTATCGATTAAGAAGGACAAAGAAGGAAAGAGCCGAGTGTTCGCCATCCTTGACTACTGGTCACAGACAGCATTGAAACGCTTGCATAGTGAAATTCTTTCACTATTAAAGCGCCTTCAAGCCGACTGTACCTTTGATCAAGGGTCGCGACTAGGAAAGGTTTCTCCCAACCCAAATTATCACTCGATAGATTTGACTAATGCCACTGACAGGTTTCCCTTACAGTTGCAAGAGGCAGTACTATCGGTCTTAATTGGGCCCGAGAAATCTCGAGCATGGGCACAGATACTGGTCCACATACCCTACATGACCCCAGAAGGGAGTCACGTGGCTTACGCTGCAGGGCAACCTATGGGAGCTTATAGCTCATGGGCAGTATTTGCGCTATGCCACCAC